TCATGCCTCATGCTCCTTCGCGCGCAGGCCGAAGCCGATGCTGCGTGGCGGCAGCGACTGGCCGGACACCGCGGCAGCGGCGGTCGCGGCGCGGCTCACCTCGTCCAGCTTCGCCTCCAGCCGGCCGAGCTGCTGCGTCAGGCGATGATCCAGGTCGCGGATCAGCGTCAGCGGCACATAGGTGCGCGCGACCTCCAGCTTGAAGGCGGCGAGGTCGTCGCGGTCCGAGCGCGGCGGCGGAGCCTGCACCACCGGCGGCAGCTCGTTGCGCGACGCCAGGTCGCGGCGCAGCAGCAGGACGATCCACATCAGGGCGAGCACCAGCGGCGTGTCCGCCAGCGCCGCCACCAGGGGCGGCGGCAGGTCTGGAAGCATCTCTTGTCACTCCTTGCGCTTCGGGCGGTGGACGTTGCGCGACTTGAAGCGGCACCACCGCGGCCCCACCCTCGTGGGACCGCCAGGCGACACCGGGACCATGTGGAACGAGCCCTATCTCGAGACCTGCTGCCGATCGGCGCTGCACCGGCTGACGCTGGTGGGGGCGATCGGCCGGCCCGACGGGCTGAAGGACGGGCCCTGCCTGGAACGGCTGCAGGGCCTCGGCCTGGCGCGGCTACGCAGCGACGGCCGCTTCGAGATCACCGAGGCCGGCACGGCGCGGCACGGCGCGGAAATCCTGAAGCGGCGCAGCGCGGCGTAATCAGAGGCCGCGCCAGCTCGGCCCGCTGCCGCGCGGCGGCAGCAGCGGCAGGCGCACCGGCTCGGCCAGCAGGCAGCCGGCCAGCGCATCCAGCGCATCGTCGCGCGCATTCGTCGCTTCCGGCCGCCAGGCCGCCATCTCCTGCGGGAAGCGCGTGCGGAACACGCTCTCATGCGCGGAGAGGCGGCGCGCGGCGAGAACGGGGTCCAGCGCGCCCAGGATGCGCTGCACCTTCGGCACGCGGCTCGTCATCTCCACCACCGCGCAGGTGATTCCCGCGCGGGAAAACTCCTGGCGCAGCAGGCCCGGCAGGAAGCCACCGATGCCGTTCGTCTCCACGCGCATCACCGGCAGCAGCAGCTCCCGCGCGATGGCGGCGACGGCGCGGCATTGCTGCGTCGCCGGATCCTCCGTCGCGCCCGGGTCATGCGTGACATAGGCGATGCGATGCAGGTAGCTGCGCCCCTGCGCATCGGCATAGGTCGCGGCGACCACGCTGGAATCGCCGCGGCCGGGGCGACCGAAGGCCGGATCCCACCAGCCGCCGCCCGAGACCAGCCGCGTGCCCATCAGCGTCAGCACGCCGCGGCCATTGGCCTCGCGGTATTCCGGCTCCGCCGCGTAGCGCGCGATCAGTGCGGGATCGAGCCGCGCCGCCTCCTCCGCCACCGGCTGCAGCAGCATCTGGCGGCGGAAGGCCAGCGGCCCGACGCGGTCGCGCAGCTTCGCCACCGCCTCTTCCGGGAAGCGTTCGGGCCAGGCGCTGCGGCCCTCGGCATCGAGCAGCGGCAGCACCAGGCGGCGATAGCCGGCGAGGAAGCCCTCCGCCCCTTCGGCATAGAGGCTTTCGGCGCAATGCGGCGTGCCGACGAAGAGCAGCGTGCCGCCGGGCACCAGCACGAATTCCGTCTCGGTGAGGCGCTCGCGCAGTTCCTCGCGCTTGGCCGGCGTGTCACAATTGCCGGCGACCTCGACATCGTCGCAGACGATCAGCTCGGCGCGCGCGCCGGTGATGTTGCCGCCGATGCCCGCCGCCATCATGGAGGCATCGCGCAGCACCGCATCGCGCGCCACGGTGAAGCGATCCGCCGCCCAGCCGCCCTCGCCCGCCTCCGGCAGCAGCGCCCCGCAGAGCGGATGACGCGCCAGGATGCGCCGCACGGTGGAGACCATGCGCGTCGCCAGGGCGTGGTCGGCGGCCAGCACCAGGATGCGCAGGTCGGGGTTGCGGTAGAGCTGCCAGGCGCAGAACAGCCCGACCAGCGTGGACTTGCCCGCGCCGCGGAAGGCCATCAGCAGCAGCCGGCGGTCGCCCGCCTTCAGCGCATCCTCGAGCCAGCGCAGCACGCGGCGATGCAGCGTCGGCGTGCGCAGCCGCGCGCGCTGGTTCCAGATCCAGGCGAATTCGAGCAGGTCGGCGGGCGCATCGGCATCGCTTGCCGTGATCACGATTTGTTCTCATCAGCGACGCCGCGCCGTGCCGCCTCGATGAGCTGCTGGATCGTGTGGTCGCCAGGGCCCTCCGGCGCATCCAGCGCGCCAGCATGGGTGGCGAGCTGCACCAGGTGCTCCAGGGCGTCGCGCGCGGCGGCGTTGCGCGCGATGAAGCGCTTCGGGTCCTCCGTCGCGGTGTCGGAGACGAAGCCGACATAGTCGGCCTCCAGCTTGCCGCGCGCGGCGTCGAACAGGTCCTTCGCGATGGCGGCGGTGGGCGTGGCGGTCTTGCGGGGGCGCTTCATGCCTTCACCACGCGCACGCGCACCGTGCCGGGATTCAGGTCCACCGCGCCGCCCGTCCGGTTCCACACGGCGACCGTCACCGTGTCCTGCGCGCTGACCTGCGCGATGAAGGGCAGGATGGTGGAGACGCTGTACGACGCCTGCGCGAAGTCGCCGGCCCGCGCGCCCGGCACGGTCACGTTGACCTGCGCCGTGCCGCCCGCCGCGACAGAGGGCGGGTCCCACGCGGCTTCCGCCACCAGTTCCCGCACGCCGTGCTTCAGGTCCGGCAGGCCATAGAGCAGGGCCGGCGCATGGCGCGGATCGCAGGCAAGGCGCATCGCGCGCACCTCGTAGTCGGTGCCGATGCGCGCCACGCCGATCACCGCATAGCCCACGGCGGCCGAGAGCTTCACCGCCTGCAGGCGCGTCAGCGTCGCGTCCTCCATGTCCGCCGCGCCCTGCCACCAGCGCGCCGTCGGGTTCCACACCACGGACTGGCCGGAGGCGAGCACCGCCTGCCCCGCAGCATCGGTGAGCAGGTTCATGTTCGCGTCGAAGGTCATCACCATCAGCCGTGGCGTGTCGGCATCCAGCGCGAGCGCGAAATCCTTGCACTGCCTCGCATCCACCACGAAGCCCAGCGCACGCCCGCCGCCGAGCACCGCGCCGCGATTGGTCAGCGCGATGTTGTCGAGGCCGGGGAAGACGAAATCCGCCAGCGCCGCAGGGCTGCCCGCCACGTTGGAGGACAGCACGGCCAGCTTCTCGAAGCCGGTTTCGCTCGCGTTCCAGCGGATCGCCGCGGCGCGCATGGCGGGAACCGAGGCGAGCTCGCGCCGCGCCTCCACATGCGGCGCGGCCTGATGCAGCGTGCGCACCGCGCCGCCGAGGCGCGTGGCGCCCGCGGCATGCTCGATCTCCACCTGGTAGCCCTGGCTGGCCCAGGCGACCTCATACAGGTGATCCTGCGCCCCGGCCGTGTGCCGCGCGACGAAGTGCGAACAGCCTTCCATCCGCATCGCACGCGCCACGATGGCGCGACTGTTCACCTGGCAGAGGAAGGGAATGCCCGCGATCGGCCGGCCTTCCGCCTGCAACTCGAAATTCGGCCCGTCGAAGACATGGCGGTTGTGCGCGACATAGGCGCCGGGCGCGGCGGAAAGCCGGATCCCGAAGCGGTCCTTGGTGGTGTTCACGCTGCTGCCGATGGCGAAGTGCCCGCCATAGTAGCGCACGGAGGTGTTCCAGGCGCTCGCCGTCAGCGTGTGGATGTCGAGCCCGATGCCGTTGTTGACGATGCGGCCCAGATACAGCGTCGTGTCCTCGAAGCCGCGGCCGTCACCGACGGTGCGGATGCCGATGGTGAAGCCGTTGACCTCGCGGATCTCCACCACGCTGGCATCCAGGTTGCGCAGCACCAGGCCGATCTCGTTCTCGTCCGCCCAGGGGCCGACGCTGGCGCGCAGCACGGTCAGGCCCGTGAGGATCTTGTTCGCGTTGCGCGCCGTGCCACCATCGCCGATGGTCAGCGCGGCCTGGTCGGACGGGCCGGCATAGACGATGGCGCCGCGCATGATCAGGCCGGCGGCCGCGCCCGGCAGCACCAGCGGCTGCGTCGTGCGGTGGCTGCCCTCGCCGATCAGCAGCGTCTTGCCCGCTGCCGCGGCAGCGTTCATCGCGGCCTGCAGCGCGGGGCCGTCATCCGTCACGCCGTTGCCGGTGGCGCCGAAGTCGCGCGCGGACAGCCGCTCGCCCAGCTTGTCCTCGGCGGTGCGCGGGATGGCGCCGGGATAGGGCGCCGTCAGCAGGCCGGAATCGCGCGGGAAGATCGCCGCGTCGCCATTGGAATCGAAGCCCAGCAGCCTGTTCGCACGGGCGGGGCGCAGCGGCAGCGTCAGTTGCCCGCCGATCTCCGACGGGTCCTGCCGCAGGGCGGAGCCGATCTCGTCGCGCTGCTCCTGCAGCACGGCAATCAGCCGGTCCAGCTCGTCATTCAACGTGCGGGCGCGCAGCAGGCCGTTGTCCTGGAAATCCGTGTTGCGCTCCACGCGCACGCGCCGGCGCAGCGTGACGGTCTCGCCGACGCCCGGCGGCGCGACGAGCGTGGCGGTGCCGCCCTCGCTCTGCCCGGCGCCCGTGACGCTGTAGCCGCCGTTGAGCACCACGGCGCCCACGCGGATCTCCAGGTCGTCCGTGGCGAAGATCGGGAAGGGGAAGTCGAAATCGGTGCGGGCGCCGTCGCCGACATACTGCACGCGCGGCGCGACGTCGCCGATGCGGATGTGCTCGGCCATGGAGCATGAACTCCTGAATCAGGGGGTGAAGGGGGGCGCCGCGCTAGCGCCGGGCAGGCAGGGCTGGTGTGGCGGCTGCCTGCGCGGCGCTAATCCAACAAGCTCCGCAGCGTGTTGCCGAAAGTGGCACCCGCGCGCAGCCAGGGCGTCAGCGAGCCGTCGTCGTTCAGCAGGCTGCGCCGCCCGGCGGAGAGGCGCGCGGCAAAGACCGCGTCCGAATCCGCCTGCGCCGCCGCGGCATCGCGCTGGAAGCCGGCGGTGAGCGCAGCGGCCGAGCCGTCATCCGGCTGCACGCCACCGGCGGCCAGCCGCGCGCGCGTCGCAGCCACGGTGCCGGCCAGCCGCGCGTCGCGGGCGCGCTGTTCCGCGGCCTGCTGCGCCGCCACCTGCTGGTTGCGTGCCTCGTTCTGCGCACGGGCCGCATCGGCCTGCTCGCGCGACTGCGCGGATTGCACCTGCGCCTGCCGCGTCGTCGCATAGAGCGACGCGCCGGCACCCAGCAGCGTCGCGATGGGGGCGATCTGCGCCATCAATCATTCATCCTCGTGTCGGTGGTGACGGACAGCAGCGTGAGCGGCAGCGGCGTGTCGCCCTCCACGCGCCAGAGCGGCGCCAGCGCGTCGCGCCGCCAGCCCAGGGCGCGCAGCGTCACGTCGCCGGTGAAGGGCACGGGCGGCGCGTCCAGCACCGCGGTGTCCAGGCGACGGAAGGGCACCGGCTGCAGCCCGCGGCCGAGATCCACGGACAGCGCCGGCGTCGCCAGCAGGCGAAATGTGGCGGAGACCAGCCGCAGCGGCGCGGCCCCCGCGCCTGCGCCGATCGAAAGCTGCGGTGGCAGCGGCTCGATCACATGCGCGTAGACCAGGCCCGCGCCGACGCTCGTCGCCGGCGGATCGAGCAGCACGCGCCCCTCGGCGACGACGGCGCTGCCGCGCGGCGCGCCATCGGCCAGCACGGCGACCTCGCGCCCCTCGAGGTGATCGAGCCCCGCCCAGGAATCCTGCGGCGCGGCGGCGGTGCCGGACAGCGCGGCATCGAGGCCGAGCGTCGCGTCGAAGCGCTCCAGCCGATGCGTGCCGTCGCGCTCAACCACCGCGAAGACGCGCCCGTCGATCTCGCCCACGGCACGGAACGCACCCTGCGTCTCCTGCCGCGTCCAGGCGATCACCTGCTCGGCGCGATAGAGCGTGAGCGTGCCGATCGCACCATCCGCCATGACCAGGTGCAGCAACCGCTCCGCCTGGTCATAGGCCATGGAGACGGGCGCCTGCACGATGTGCCGCGCGACCAGCGCCAAATCGTTCGCCTGGTAGGCGTCGCCCACATCCGTATAGGCGAATTCGTGCACCGCGCGGCCCGACCGCGCGACGAAGACCGTGGAGCCGTCCACATCCACCGGCGGCACCATGCGGTCCACCGGGCTGCCGATGCGCGTCTGCCGGCTCAGCTGGATCGAGGCCGGCGTCAGCGGATCGCCCGTCACCATCCATTCCGCGCCGGAGGTGAAGACCTGCAGATGCCGGCCGGAGAAGACGCCGCGGATGGCGTTCACCTGGTCCGACAGCAGGGCGAACTCGATGCCCTCGTCGTCGAGGCCCGTCCCCGGATCGAAATCGCCGAGATCGCCGGTGCGCGACAACCACAGCCGGTTCGGCAGGTCGCGCGCGCCGCCGAGCACGAGCCGCGCCTGGTGGAAGCATCCGGAGACCGGCCAGCCACGGGCATTGCTGAAGGCCGATTCCGTGTGGTCCTCGGTGAGGTTGGTGTCCGCGAGCTGCTGCTCCACCACCGCCGTCGCCTGCCCCGTGCCGGCCACCGCGACGATGCGCACCAGCCCACCCGCGATGCGCCAGCGCGCACCGACATGCTCCACGCGGAACACCGGGCCGGTGCTGTTCAGCGTGATCGTGCCGGCCGTGCCGCTCGGCTGGATCGCGACGCCGGGTGCGAACAGATGGAAGGGCTCGCGCGTGAAGGCGAAGTCGGCCAGCGTCCAGTCCACATGGCTGGTGCGGGTGATGCGCTTCGGCGCCATCTCCGGATGGAACAGCAGCAGCGTGTCGGCATTCTGCGTGAAGGCGAGCTGCGGCAGCATCGCCGCCGTCCACGGGGCGGCGAGGGAGGCCACTTCCGCATCCTCGCGGAACACCTGCATGCGGCCCGCGGTCAGCACGACCAGGTAGGTCTGCTCGGTGTTGAACTCGAAGGGGATCAGCCGCGCCGCGCCGGGCAGCGTGGCGATGTGGCGCAGGCCAGGGCGGCGCGCGACGCCGCCGGTCGGCTGGATCACCACGTTGCGCAGGCGCCGCGCGCCATTCTCGAAGGCGCGCAGGTCGCCGCGGCCATAGAGCTCGGGCGCGAGCTCGCCGGCGGTGAAGCTGGCCTTGGTGCGGCGGGTGGCGGCGGGCATCGCGCTCAGCCCCGCACATCGACCAGCGGGAAGCCCTCGATCGCGCGGGGCGTGTCCTGCTGGCTGTCCACCAGACGTGCCTGCCGCAGCTCCTGCTCCGCCAGGCGGAACAGCACCTCGGAGCGCGAGGCGCTCTCGGTCAGCGGCAGGCAGAATTCGGCCGCCAGCCGCGCAACCAGCGCGGCGGCGAAGAAGGGCGGGAAGGCGCTCTCGTCCGGGCGGAAGATGTAGGTGAGCGTCACCGCATCCGCGTCCGCGTGCAGCTTTCCTTCGTTGATCCCGTAGGGGATGCCGCGTCCACGCCCGGCCTGCCCCGCGGAGAGCGCGCGCAGGAAGCCGCTGGGCAGCTGGAAGGCGTACGCGAAATCCGCATGCGGCACGGCGGCCAGGCGCGGCAGCGCGGCCTGCCCGGTGGCGAAGGACCAGGGATGCGCCGAGACCAGCGCGTCGCGGATGCCGGGATAGAGATTGGCCGCGACCTCCGCTTCCGCGGTGCCCTCGGTGAGCGAGGCGATCGGCTGCGCGCCCAGGCGCAGCAACGCGCGCGAGCAGAGCGCGAGGGCGGTGAGTGACATCTTCGTTCGTTTCCGCTGGCTGGAGGAGGCGGCGCATGGCCCCCGCCCCGACCCTCCCCCGCGCGCGGGGGAGGGAGAATGGAGTGGGGGAGTGAGATGACGCGCGACTACTCGAAGGCGCGCATCCGGATGACGCCGGTGTCGTCCACCAGCACCGCGCCCTGGCTCATCATGTTGGCGATGAAATGCGCCGCACGGTCACCGTGCCAGGTGACGTCCGTCTGCACCTCGGCCGCGGCGGCGTGGCCCACCGCGGTGCGGTGGTAGAAGTAGCAGTAGCGCAGCGCGCCCACCTTGGTCAGGCCGGAATGCGGCATCCACATCGCGCCGAGCCAGCGCTTCGCCTGCGTGCCGCGCCAAGGCAGCTCCTCGGCGCCGACATAGTCGGCGGAGGCGAACTCCTCGATCTCGAGCAGCTCGGACCACTGCTTCCAGCCGACCACGGCATAGCGGTTGCCGTCATCCGGCACGTCGGACGCGCCGAGCATCTCGAAGGCCATCAGCACCTTCGCCTTGGTCAGGCCGTCGGTGTCCGTGGTGCCGGGCGCGGTGCCGACCGCCTCGCGCGTGCCGGTGTCGAATGCGGCGATGACCAGCTCGTCCGTCTTGCGGCCGAGCGCATAGGCCCCGGCATTGGCGATCACCTCGCGCTCGTCGAGGTTGGTCTTCAGCTCGTCCAGCCGGTCCACCCAGTCGCCGGCATAGTAGTCCTGCAGGATGCACTCGACCTGCGCGTGCTCCAGGTTCATCACCGGCACGGCGCCGTGGCGCGTCTTGGCGGCGGCCACGCCCTTGCCGACCTTGGGGAAGAAGGTGGAGGTGCCGTTCACGCCCGTCTTGCTGCGCACCGTCTTGCGCAGCTTGGAGCCCTGGCGCTGATAGGCCTCGTGCACCTCGGCCTGGAACTGCTTGGTGAAGACGGCGTCGATCTGCGTGCTCATGGCGCGCGTTCTGCCTTCTCGATGGGGTTGCGGGATGCGCGGCCTCGCCTGTTGACCGGATGGGCAGGCAGGGCCGCACGCGGCCCGCAGGCCCGGGGGCGGGTTTGTCTGCGGGCAAAGTCGAGCGGGGCGGATGGCGGCGCGGAAGCGCCGGCGTCATCCGCCCCGCGACCGCCGCGCGCGAAGGGGAAGCGCGCGCGGCGGGAACGGCGCCTCGACCGCGGCAAGCGCGGGAGGCGCCGAGGGGAAACTCGGGACGTCCAAGGACGTGCGCGCCCCCACCCCGACCCTCCCCCGCACAGCGGGGGAGGGAGGCGAAGGGAAGGCGCCGAAGGCGTCAGCCCTTGTCGCGGACCAGGCGGCGGAAGCCCTCCGTCACGCGCTGCACGAAATCCGGCTCGCGCGTGCGCCAGTAGCGCGGGTCGCGCATCATCTTGCGCAGCTCGGCCTCGTCCGGCGCGGTCTCGGCGGTCGCGTCGCGCGACAGCGGCGGTTCCTTCGCGCCCATCATGCGATACATCGCCAGCACGCCCTCCGCCGTGGTCGCCAGCGCGGCGAAGACCGGCTCCGAGAGGTTCGCGCGGCCCCAGGCGGCGATCTGCGGCGCCAGGCGGCGATAGCGGTCCTCGCCGCCGAACTCCGCGTTGAGCTTCTCGCGCTGCTTGCCGGCCTCGAACTCGGCGGCGGCCTCGGCGATCAGCGGCAGCAGGCGCTCGGCGGCGAGGTCGTAGACCAGCTGCGCCTGGCGGCAGGTGAAGCCGGCCTCGTGCAGGCGGCGGTTCACCTCCTCGTCCGGGCCGCAGAGCTCGTGCTTCGGCTCGATCGCGTAGCCCTCCGGCGCCTCGGGCACGCCGATGGCGCGGCGCCAGCGCAGGCGATCCTCCTCGGCCGCATCCTCGGCGGGCGGTGCCATGCGGCGGGACATCGCGCGTTCCAGCTCCAGGTAGGATTTCAGCAGCGCCTCCACCCGCAGCGCGCCGGTCGCAGGATCCCGGAATTTTTCCGGCACATCGATCTCCTGCGCAGGCAGGTTCTGCTGGATGGCGCTCACGTCCAAAAGATCCTCGGTCATGCCGGGCTCACTCCTGAGGGTTGCTTGTTTCGGCCGAACGCCCCTGCGGCCGCAGGATTTCCGGTGGCGCGCCCAGCGTGCGGGCCAGCCAGCGTGCCGCGGCGCCCGCATCCAGGCTCGCCGCGGCCTCGCCGCCGATCTTCGCCGCAGCCTCCAGGAACAGCAGCGTGTCGGCGGCATCCGCGCGTGCCTGCACGCGCGCCAGCGGCGAGGCGTAGACGAGCCGCGTCTCGCGCCCGTCCAGCAGCACCGGCGGCACCTCGCCCCGGCGGCGCAGCACGGCCAGGCAGCGCGCGACCAGCGGCGTCAGCAGCTCCGCCTGCAGCCGTCCATAGGTGGCACCCAGCAGCCGCGCGGCCGCGGCGGCGCGTTCCAGTACCTCCGTCGCGGTCATCGGCGCCTTCTCGGCGGCGGTGATGCGGTCGGCCAGCAGCGCGCCGCGGATGCGCGCGCGCAGATCCTGCAGCACGATCTGCGAGACGTCGAAATTCCCCGGCGCGGCCAGCGGCGTGATGCCGGCGGAGCCCGCGGCCTTCGGGATGATCGCGCCGGGCACCAGGCGGATCGTCGCCGGGTTGAGCACGCCGTCATCCTCGGCCTGCCAGATGCCGGTCGCGGCGATGGAGGCGTTCTTCAGGATCAGCTCCACCACCTTGTTGGCGGTTCGGATGTCCGGCAGCGCCTTCGCCACCGGCCCGCGGCCATAGGTCTCGCCCGGCAGCTTCAGCCAGCGAAAGGCGACGAAGGGATTTTCCGCGAAGCGCCCTTCCGCCAGCAGCATCGGCGCACCGTCATCGCGGTCGAGCACCACGGCCAGCCGGTGCCCGACCTTCGGATCGGGCCAGGCGGCCTCCACCACGCGCAGCTTCGGCGGCTCCTCCGCCGCGTCGCGCTTGCGCCGCGGCAGGTCGGCCTGCGGCCAGCGTGCGCGGATCTCGTCCTCGGCCAGGCGCAGGCTGCGGAACACGGTGTCGAGCCGCCCGCCCGCGCCTTCCTCCAGCACCGCCTCCTGCAGCGGCACGGCACGGAAGCGCAGCGCGGAGCCCTCGCCCGGCGGCGCTTCCTCGATGCTGATCACCCCCGTGCCGGCGACGACGACATCGAGGAAGGCCTGGTGCAGCTCGAGCGCGAAGTTCGAGCGGTCGAGATGCGCCTGCAGCGTCTCAGCCACCGCGGAGAGGCTGCGCGCGATCGCGGGGTCCTCGTTGTCGCGCACCGGCGCCAGGTCGAACCAGCGCGACCAGGGCGGCGCGAGCTCCGCCAGCAGCGAGGCCGCGAGCTGCTCGGCCGCATCGGCAGCGGTCGCGTCGAACAGCGGCGCGGCGCCGGGCGCGGGCAGCGCGTGGTCGTAGCAATCCTGCCAGGTCGCCTCCAGCGGGCGGCGACGCGCGGCGGCGCGCGCGTGGCGCGCCAGGATCTCCTCCGGTCCCATCGCCCTCACTCCCCGAGCAACGTCTTGCGCTGCGCGAAGGCAGGCAGCGGCGCCAGCACGCCGCGCGGGCTGGTGGCGATGGTGCCGGCGATGCCGCGGCGCGCGCGCTCCGCCGCGCGCTGGCGCGACTCGCGCGCGGCGTCCTCGGCGGCGGCGGCGCTCTGCGCGTTGGATTGCGCGACGCTCTCGGCCTGCGCCTCGGGCGGCGGGGCCTCGATCACCACCGGCCTTGGCGCGCGGAACACCCCACCCATGCGCGGATCCTTCGGTCTGGAGAAACGGGAACGCGGTCCTGCCCGCCCACGAGAAAAAGGCCCGCCCGGCGATGCCGGACGGGCCCAGTCGGGAGGCGGGAGGAAGTCGCCCGGGACGCAATTCGCCCCGTGGCCAGGCCTGGATAGCTCAGGCCACGCGGCCGGTCAAGACTTTTTTCCTATATTCGCGAGATTCTTCCGGCTGCCGCCCAGCGCCCGGAACAGCCCATAGGGGGTGACTGCACGCGGCGCGTGCGCGCCCAGCACCGCGCGGCACAGCGCCACGCAGGTCAGCGGCGCCAGCGCCGGCAGCCAGCCGCCGCGCGCTTCGCCCGGCGCGAAGGGTCCGACCACCGCCAGCCCGGCGCGCCGATAGAAGCCGGGCAGGTCGAATTCCGCCGGCACGGGCAGCCGCGCCACCAGCAGCCGGCCGGAGAGCGGCTCCAGCACCGTCCAGCCGGCCTCGTCGGCGATCGCGGCGAAGCAGTGCCGGAAGCCGCGCCGCAGCAGCCGCAGCCAGGGCTGGTCGGCCTCGCCGCCAAAGGCGATCCACACCGCCTGCCCCGGCCCGTGCTGCGACAGCCGGCGATGCGCCAGCCGCGTCATGCGCGCCCCGCCGGGAAGGGGATGACCTCGGCGCCCTCGACCAGCGCCATGCCGCGCGCGGGCCCCGCCACGATACCCTTCTGGCGCAGCGGGAAATCCAGCCGCTCCATCGCTTCCCGCCACAGGCGCAGGTCGCCGCGTTCGCTGGCGAAGCGCGGGTTCGGCGCCGTGCCGCGCTCGCCCCAGATGCGCATGACGCGGGCGTGGTGCAGTTCGATCCGGCGCTGGCGGTAGAGCCGGTCGAGGCACTTCACCACGTCGTCGGGCTCGCAGGGGCGCACCACGGTGCCGCGGCCGGCGGAGAGGCGGGCGCCGTCGCGGCGGGCGATCAACGCGGCCATGGTCCAGAACCAGGCTTCCTCCACGCTGCCGAAGGGCTCGGACTTGGCGAGCGAGGCGAGGACGGGGGCGCGGCCGGGGGCGAGGGGCATGGGCAGTCCTTCCTTCAGTTCCGAACAAAACAGGAACAAAGGGAAGTTAATCGACTCCACCTTCGGTTGCAA